TTTGAGATATGCGAGGATGGCCTGACGGATAGAACGTACTTTGAAAAGGTATACAAGGAGGCCGTGGAACTGTGTGCCTATCTGTGCGTACTGTACGATATCAAGCCTGAAAAGCCGTTCCTGATATGCCATAGCGAAGGGCATCAGCTTGGTATTGCCAGTGGTCACGCCGACGTAATGCACTGGTTCCCAAAGTTCGGCAAGAGCATGGATACATTCAGAAAAGATGTCCAGGTTGAAATCGCAAAGTTGGGGAGCAAAGAGTTGCTGCAGGCTGTTACAGAAATCAGCCTCAAGGTTCACGGTGGTATCGACATAATCGGATGGGGCGGCAAGGACACGGCATGGAAGGCAAAGTGGGTTGATACGCTCCTGATGAAAATTGCTGGAGCGCTGAAATATTGAAAGGATAGGTGATACCATGATCGACTGGAAAAGGAAGCTCAGCAGCAGGAAGTTCTGGAGCCTTGTGATCGCATTGGTAGGCTCCATTTTAGTTGCCTGCAATGTGCCTGACGGGAGCATCGAGCGCATCACTGCCATCATAGGAGGTTTTGCTGCAATCATTGTCTACATACTGGCCGAGGCCAGCGTCGACGCACAGGCAGCAAACAAAGATAACAGCCCTCGGTGATCCCGGGGGCTTTATTTTATAGGGAAATTTGCTTTTTATCGGGCAATATAATATTCTTACTTTTAGTTTCACAGTTTTCATTTTTACCCTTTTCTGCCGCCGGCAACGGCGGCCTTTTGCTTACCAGGGTTGATTGAAATTCACGATTGCTTCTTGGACATGCTTGCTGTGGGTGATGATCTCGATTTCTTCTGGGTTCCCTGGCTTGTGAAACCAGGCGTGAAACCCTTCGGGCATGAACCACTGATACTGCATTTGCCATACATGGTATCCAAGCTCACGAAAAGAAAGCGAGTGCATTTTTCAATGGTTTCGATGCGATAAGATTTATTTTTCATATAATGCCTCAACTTTGCCAGCCTTGCTTTTCCATAGGACCTTTGTAATGGTCAGATCCTCAAAAGCGATGGTAAACTCTCCATAATCGCTTTCCACGAAAAACAGGCTGCCGCTGTTCCATTGCTTCGTGACGGTGCCAAATGTTTTGGGGTTATTAGCGATGTATTGATCGACGATCTCCTGACGCTTTGCGGTGAGCTCTTGTTGCTGTGCTATAGCTACCTGCTCATTGCGGCGGTTAATAGCACCTCTAACAATAAAAAATGTTGCCAACAGGCCACCGACAATGATGATGCCTACAATTCGGTATATGATAGGTCCTAATGTGTTCCAAAAGAGCAGAGCATCATTGTGTTTTTCGATGTTGCTCTTTTTACGCATGGGGCATCGCTCCTTTTTGCTTTTCATTTTATAACAATATTTGTAACTAGGCAATGAATGTTTAAGTTATCTTAAATAACTTGATAATGGGTACTTAATGGGTATGATATTCCTTTATAACAAATATAAACTAAGAAATACAAGCATTACAAAGAAAATGACCTCATCCATGGTAAGGATGAGGTCACCAGTTCGACCCTGGTTGAGGGCTCCAACTCGAAGGTCCTTCAAATACTTGGTTTTACGGTATTTGGAGGACCTTTTTCTTTCTTAGACTTGAAATTGATTGCCGAATTTTTCTGCTATTTTTCAAACTTTTTTATTTTTTAATGGGTACTTAATGGGTACTAACTTTCCGAAGAGGGGTAACATTATCTACTTTTTTCTTAGTCTTTTCGGGAAGCTTGTCCGGTAAGTCCTCATTCAGAACCTGCACCGAATCTTCAATAACATTATCTATGAAGTGGATATAGATGTTATATGTTGTTGATACATCCTTATGCCCGAGTATCTTACTTATAACTTTGATGTCGATTTTCTTTTTAAAAAGCTTTGATGCGAATGTGTGCCTCATAGTATGAAGATTCACCCAATCGCATCCAATTGCCTTTCCAGCAGATTTGAATCGTTTCCTTAAATAACTCGGTGTCGGCCTTTTTCCGGTTTCTGTCTGAAATAGGGGAGCATCCGAGTTTTTATTAGGCTGCATCAGCATGTATTCTTGCAGAAGCGGGATAATCTTATCCGGGATCGGCACGGTCCGACGGCTTGAATCCGTTTTCGGCGCATTCTGAACTTTGCGCAGTCTTTCAATATAGGTTTTAGTCACTTTTACGCATTTTCTTTTGAAGTCAATATCGGATCGTGTCAGGGCTAAAGCCTCACCAGGGCGCAGGCCGGTGTTACCCATAAATAAAGCATACATATAATGCTTAGATCTGCGTCCGAGTTCAGACAAAAATGCTTTTTCCTGTTCTTCTGTCAAAGCTCTCGCTTCTGTTTCTTCTTCATAGAAAATATCTATTTTGGGTATTTTACATTCACGAGCTTCATTTTTATTTACTTTTTTCAGTTCCTCAGCTTTGCCTAATGCTCCATTAAAGAGTGTATGAGTAACCCGAATTGTTTCTTCGCTGAATCCTTCCTCGGCTAATAAGTTATAAAACTTCTGGATCATTTCTTGTGTTAGATCTTCCAACGGAATATAAGCTATATCATACCTGCTTACACGGGCTATTGTAGTCAAGTATTTCTCTCTTGTATTGTACCTTTTTATATGGGGTTTTTTATAAAGTTCAAACCACTCTTTAGCCCAAGATATGAACGGCTGGTCAGATGGATCAACATACTCACCCTTACCCAGTGCGGCAAGAGCTTCCCTCATTTGCTTCAAGACTTTAGCTTTTTCGTTTTTCTTGCCATAAATGCTTTTATAATGCGTCCTATAATACACATTACCGTCTTTACCTATTACCTCCTTTTTACCCGCCGGATATCTGGCCTCCCATAGTTGCTTTGATTCGATCCAGCGTATGGATCCCTCGTTTCGCCCGCGGCGTTTCTTTTTGGATGTTTCGCTCATAATATCAACTCCTTTTATTCCAATAGTTTTAACATGGCTGGTGGGTCAAAATATATAATGTAGTTACCATACCGTTTACTCACACCATACATAGCGGCATACTGTTTCAGAGCACACCGTAAAAACCCTTCAGTCACTTCCAGGTACTCCGCGAATTCGTATAGGGTCTGACAGCCTGCTTCGTATGCCTCGATGATCTCATCGAAAGGGATCAGTTTCTTATAAGCCCAGCGTTTGGCTCGGGTTTCCTGCTGGCGGACAATAGTATTATCGATGTTTTGGTCTGTCAACAGGTCCCCCGAGGACGTAAAATGGTGCCCAAGCTCCTCAGCTAATACGCAAGCTTGCTCTGTTTTTGTTTTCAGGCAATTATTTAGAGCGATTAGCGCGCTGTCTTCGTTATAATATAATCCCAGTATATTGCCCGGCAGGTCCGCGGTTACGATGTCAATGTTTTCTTTATGGGTTTCCTCTGTTAGAATTTCAAACTTACTTTTCACTCTTACCATCCCTTAACTTTCTGTAGGATTCCAAGAAAGCTTTAACCGCTTTTGCTTCATCTTCTGTCAATGGTTCCTCATATCCGTCAGTGCGGAGCGCGGCAAGAGTCTTGCGATGGGTTATATAACCTATGCCGAGCTCTCGTAATGCTTGTGGAGCAGGAGAAATTCCATCTTCATTGATGGTAAATACATCTCTTGCATCTATAACCTCATAATCATCAGTGTCTAATGGCGGTTCCTGTCTTGCCAGAGCAGCGATCAGCGGTCCCTGTGGCATTTCCAGCGCTTCAGCTATTTTTGTAAGATTTGCATAGTCGTCTGGGGTTGGTATTATAGTATCAAGCTTAAGGAGATATTGCTCTGACAAGCCGGTTTTTTTGCATAAGACATCTAAAGGCATATTAAGCGCCTCAAGACGTTGATCTATAACAGCTGTAATGGACAGTCCTCGCAAATAATCCGATGTTACATTAAGTGCTTCAGCTATTGCTTCTAATACTTTATCACTTGGGTTATTCATTTTGCCATTTTCAAGGTCGCTGAGGTATCCCAATGAAACGTTTGCAATCTTTGCCAGTGTGTTTATGCTTATCTTTCGTATATTTCTAGTTCTTCTTATGTTTTCGCCAATTGTGTTGGGCATATCGCTCGAACACCTCCCTTAAATTGTTCTGTATCACAGAACATTATATAACACTCCATATTCGTTGTCAACGAAAATTGAAGATAGATTTTGATATTCGGTGAAAACGAATAATATTCATTGAAATTCGCCGATGGCAAATAAAAATGAAAGTTGTTCGGTTATAGCGAATATGATAGTATTCTGTGTGAACGAACAAGCGAGGGGGTCAATCATGAGAAACAAGATAAAACAAATCAGGCAGGAAAAAAACCTCACAATCAGAGAGCTTGCAGCGAAGGCCTCTGTCGCCATCGGGTATCTGAGCACTCTTGAAAACGACTTCGCAAATACGACGAATCCAACTATTAGTACGATGCAGCGAATCGCAGCTGCCTTGGACATGCCAGTCCATGAAGTGTTCATATTCGACGAGGGTGAGAGGGAAGCTTAGACATGATGAAGACAACGGACTATTCAAACCTCCCTATGCTTCTAACGCCAAAAGACGTAAGCGAGATCCTTGGTCTTCCGTTAGGTCAGACCTACCGGTTGTTTAACTCGAAGAAATTCCCCAGTGAAAAAGTCAACGGTAAATACATCATCCCGAAACCGCGCTTTTTGCATTGGCTCGGGATTACAGATGGAGGCACCCATGGTCTACCTGATCCACTTTGAGCGGCCATATCAGCACGCCAGGCATTACATAGGATACACAGACAACCTGGACCAGCGCATCCACGATCATGAATGCACCGCGCACGGCGCCAGGCTGCTACAGGTTGTCAGGGAGGCCGGGATCCACTTCGTGGTAGTCCGTACCTGGCCGGACGGGGATCGGGCGCTGGAGCGTAAGCTAAAGCGACAAAAGAAGGCCTGGATGCTGTGCCCGATGTGCAAAGCAGAGAGGAGAGGTCCAAATGAAGTACATAGTCACAACTCCCGGGGAAAGGACAGCTGAAGTTGAAGCCAAAAACAGTACTCAGGCCAAGAGAAAAGCTTGCAAGTTTTTTGGAATAAGGCCCGGAGATCCGTGGTGCGGAATACCGGCTATGACGGCAAAGCAAGCCAAAGCAGATGAACAATCAAAGGAGGTCAGTGTAAATGTTGCAAAAAGCCATTGAAAAGCTCAGATCTGAAATGGACCGCAACAAAAACAACTCTTATATCCAGGTAGTCGGTCAATACCTGATCAAGCGTGTGGAATCAAATCCGAGTTCAGCAGAGAAGATCCTGGCAAGTGACAAATCGATTGAAAAAAGCCTGGATGCAATACGCAAGGTAGCTGAAAAGCGCAAAGTCGGCAATTGTGCTGTAATTGCGCCAGATGAAGGATTTGCAATCATTATGGACTATTTCGGAATCTCCGGAGCATCCACAGCTCAGCTGCCATCGGCCGGCAATCCGGTACCAGTTGAACCGCCCCAATCCACATCAGGGGAGGAGTTCGATCTAAGACTGGAGGATCTGCTATGAGTTCAATCAGGGCATCTCTTTATTTAAAGCATTTCAATAAAGAATATAGTCCGGAAATCTTGGAGTTCGCTAATAAGCTATTTCCTGATTATATCTTTACTTGGAGAGAAGGAAAGCAGCAGTACGGTTATTGTACGGCATGCAAGAACGAGTTCAAAACCGAAGGACTGCATCATAAATATATAGTTATTTGCCCGAAATGCAAAGAAGAAGTCACTGTTCAATCATCAGGTATTAGCCGGACAAGGATGATCAATCAAGTTTACTTTATCTATTATGAAAAGTCCGCTGTGGACCCTGAGGCTATCGTGGCCAGAGGCATTTATGGTGTTGAAGATTTCACAGTTAAAGATTTCAAAAGCGTAGAGCCCAAGCTCATTGATACAACGCTTTATGTCTTCAAAATCGGTGAAAGCGTTATGTTGAGCAGATATACATATTATGATGAAATTCAACGCAAAATGCATCCTGCAGGATGGGATAATTTCGAAACATCAACCACAATCTATAGCGAATTGCATACATGGCAGCTTTATAACCAAACGAGAGGTATTTCGGCTTATTCAATAGACAGCATTGAAAGAGCAGTAGAAGGTACACCTTTTCAATACAGTTGCTGGCAGTCATATAACGACGAGGGCGCGGTCAAATTTTTCGACTTATTCTCAAAATATCCAAGGACGGTTGAGTATCTAACCAAGTTGGGCTTTAAGCGACTGATTGAAGCTAAGCTCACCGGGGCCCCAACATATGGTGCCGTCAACTGGAAGGGGAAAACCGTATTCAAGATGCTCAGGATAAATCGGGCCGATCTGAAGCTGCTGCGTAATTCGGGCATATCTGTGGATAGTCCGCTATTTCTGAGATTGTATCAGATGAATAAGAAAGATAAAAAGGGATATACCATCCAGGAGCTCAAGGAGGTCGAAAAAGTACTAACATACGTATATCCCCGTGACATCCCTCTACTTACAAAATACTCAACCCTGAGAAAAACATTCAACTATCTCAAAAAGCAATATGAAAAGGGCAATGACCTGAATGTCAGGAGGCATTTTTATTCACTGAGCGATACCCTGGTCAATTACAGGGATTATCTCAGGGATTGTATGACACTTGAAATGGACCTGAAAAGCGAACGTGTCCTGTTCCCCAAAGACCTTTACACAGCGCATCAAAACACGATTGCACAGGTAAAAGTTAAAGAAAATGAGAAGCTCGAATTCAGCTTCAAAGTCAGATATGAAACACTGAGCAAGAAATACAGATTTGAGTATGGCGGACTTATTATCAGACCAGTCAAATCGGTAAGGGAACTCATAGAGGAAGGTAAAGCACTCCATCATTGTGTCGGCACATATGCCGAAAGGCATGCGAGCGGATATTGCAGCATCTTTCTCATCAGAAAAGCAACTGATCCAGACCAGCCTTATTACACACTCGAACTGTTCGGAGACCGCATTATCCAGACCAGGGGAATGAACAACTGTTCCACTACTCCTGAGATTGATGAGTTCCTGAAGGTCTGGACCGAAGAGAAAATATTCCAAAAGAAAAAAGGACAGAAAGTAAAAATAACTGTACCGGCATGATCCGAAAGGGGAGGGTTATATGGACAAACTGGCAAGGCCTCTTGAACTGATAGAGGCAGAAATCAACTTTTATAAGGCGCAAGCTGCTAACAGCATAATAGAGATTGGCAAAAGACTGATTGAAGCAAAAGAGCAACTGGGCGAGGGTGAGCGTTTCCTGGACTGGCTGAAAGAAAAAGTTGATTTTAGCAAGTCCACGGCTTATCGGTTCATGAATGCTGCTAAGGAAGCAGAAAAATTCCCAGCGCTGGGAA